GGTGAACCAGCTATTGGCGTGCATCACGAGCCGACCTCAATATTTGCGTGTTGGAGATGGAACAAAGCCGCCGCGGCGTCGGTCAGCGCGACAAGTCGCTCATCGAAGGCGTCAGAGGTGGCAAGGCCTTCGCGCATGAGCGCCGCAACTAGAACTGCGCCGAAGCGCTGACTTGTCTCCGGCGCAGCAGTGCGGCCGATGTAGCCGTGCTCGGTCTTCAACAAGCCGCCGTGGATGAGCGCAACTTCCAGGCAAAGCTTCGCCGTGGGCGGCAATGCCGCCCAATCAATGGTCTTTCGCATTAGGGATGCCTCAGAGGTGAGGGAAGAACTGCTCGCCGCCGACGGGAAGCAAATCCAGCTGGCGGTCGCCTAGCGATTCGCGGTAGGCCTGCAGCGCTTGGGCGCGCTGATACGCCGGTGTTGGTGGAAGCTCGCTGTGTGATGTGGGCACCCCGCTGGGGCTGGCAATCCCAGTCAACTCCGAATGGCCTGTGTAGGTCGCACCACACATCGGGTTCTCGCACACGTAAGAGTCATGCCGGAGGAACTTGTGTGCGAGGACGCTGGTGCGCTTGATGAGACGTGCACTGCACGCTTCGCAGCGAAACACGATTTTTTTCCGACCAAACATGCTCACCCCCTTGAGCTCTTAGCGGTTGGGATTTCTGTGGCACTATTGGGTGGTGCCTTGAGGCCTAGGGCGATCGCCGCCTTGTGAGACTCGCCATATTTGCCTTGAGAACGGCCACGGAGCAGGTCATGCACGATCGACCGATCCACGCCGTTCTGCCTGGCGAATGCCGAGACCGTGATGCCATTTGCTTCGAGCCACTGCCGCGCCTGTTCCGGGCTGCGGGGCGTGAACTGCTGCATTTGACTCTTCCGGGGCATGTGGTGGTTCCGTCTACTTTTGGGAATTTTGTGGACTTAACTTAACATTGTCAAGTAAGGAAATGCCTGTAATGACGGTAGGGAAACGCCTGAAGGAAGAGCGCAAGCGACTTGGCCTGACGCAGGACGAGATGGCTGTGCAACTTGGCCTCACGCGCTACGCGCAACTGAACTTCGAGAAAGACATCAATCTGCCCGGCGGAGCTTATCTACTGGCCGCGCTAGACCGTGGCGTTGATGTCATGTACGTGCTGTCTGGACATCGGGCGCAGTTGGACCCTGCTGATAGGCTCCTGCTGTCTGCGTTCAAAGATGCAGCACCGGCTGCTCGCAACGCTGTGCTTGCGGCATTGGGCTTGGTAAGCGATGCCTCGTCTTCCAATACAGGGGCTGGCCCAGTCCTGTCGTTCGACAACAGCGACGTGGGCCAAGCGGTTTCGACGACAGCGATCGTCGATCAAAGCCACATACAAATCAATGTTGGCGGGCGCAAAAAAAAGAAGTCCTGATCGAGTTACAGATAGGACAGCTGGTCCTCGCAAAAGAGTGCGTTATCGGCAACCAGCGGCAGACGTTTAATGATTGATTTCGCTAAGCAAAGCGGCTGTCATAAAAAAGCCGGCGGAAGGCCGCCGGCTGATCAGCAATCATCCAGTTAGAGAACCTACTGCGCTGCTCTGGGGGCAGATGCGCACTGACGTACTTGTTCGTAGGCCACGGTGGGAATGACCACGTCGAATTGATTGGAGGTCGGGACGAGCGTCGAGGGCTCCGAAGAGCGCAGTAGAAATGCGTCACCGCCTCCCTCTTTTCGGAACCAGCCAGTGTGCATTCCCGGCAGGCTGGTGCCGAACTTGCGTAGGGGGAAGCGAATGGATGTTGCATCCAATGCTTCGTCCAAGCGCAGGGCGCTCAACGGCACGATCACCCTCTCCGTCCCAACGCGCAGTGTAAGGCTGTCGTCACCGACAGTAACTTGAGCGCTACGTGCCTGCCAGATGAAGAATGACGCAGCTCCAATATTGACTAGGAGAACCGCCGCCAAAGCAGCCTTTTTTGATGGAGTTGGCGCTTTGCCGGCATAGAGCATATATGCCACGAGCCCCATGACAAGCACGAACGGACCGAAGATCGCAAGATATGTCTTGCCATCGGCCAAGTGCAGTGGGATATCGCAATTCATGTTTAATTTCTCCTATGCTGCAATCGTGCGCATGCCATATTCATAAACAGCATCGACGATAGTGGGAAATGCGTGTTCCTCATATGAAATCAGGCCCACTTGCTGCATGGCGCGCAGGAACGCCGCCACTTCGTTTCGGATGACCAACTTCGCGTGCTCCGAATACAACGCAGGAGCGCCCAGCATTGCAGCAGCGCGCTGCGCAACGCTGCAACTTTCGCAGATCTCAGGATCTAAGCGACTCATCTGCCCTGTGAACGCTGACATTTCAGCCACTTGATCCATCGGTCTCTGGCCAGTTACCGACACGCTGTTGACAAATGTAATAGCAGTGAACAGGACGGCTACGGCGTGCACACCCACTGCCGCCTCTACCGCTGCCACAGCTAGCGCGAACGCCCCAACAACTGCCTGACCCGGTGCTACACGCACTAACTCGGCAATGTTACCGATCGCGGCCAGGTCAGCCGTCGACGGCGAAGCGTTGCCGGTTGAAACGAACTTCTGGACGATTTCGCCCGTCAGTGGTGAATCTGGGGCCAGCCCCAAGGATTCCTTGATGATCCCAAGGTTCGTAGACAGGACCTTGGCCATCTGTTGGGTAAGCGCATCCGGCTTTGGCCTATCCAGCGCTCCGGAAACATGAAGATAGCTGAGCAGCGATGCATAGTCCTTTTCGTGGACTGCGCTCTGGACTTCTGGTGCTGAAAGCGCAACGAGCAGGGATAGGGTTGGTGCGTCAAGCGCTCGGGCATCGTACCCTACCGTGGACAAAAATTTCTGTGGGTTCGAGTTGAACACCTCGCGCTGCGCCGGGTCTGAGAACATTTGAACAACGGAGGCGGACAAGCGCGACCAGCGGTCCCATCCTTCTGCTGGCATGCCTCCCCGCGACAGCGGAAGCAGCATCTTGGTAACCGTGGCATTGGCGGTGCCACCGGTTAGGCTTGCGGGCTCGCCAAACACCCTTGCTGTGCCTTCGATCGCTGCCGCGCCCACGGGAGCAGCAGCAGCGGCACCGGCTACAAGACTTGACTGAATGAACTTCCGTCGCTTCACCGTCCACACTCCTTTTGTTCGACAAGTTGATCGATAGCTGAGGTGAGCGCGTAGCGGCTCATCACCTCTGGAACGAATTGCTCGTAAGTAGCAGCAATTCGCTCGCGAATCTCGGGGTTCTTGTGCAGCACGGCACAGTCCTGGCAGATATGTACAGAATCGGACAGCAATTCATCAGCGCGCTCATCGCCCATAACCTTGCGCACGATTTCCCCCGGGCCGTCCATGCGCAGCCAGTATTTGAGGAAGTCATCACGCTGTAGTAGATATGTGTCGGAAACACCCTCATGCATTGTTCCCAACTTCATTTCGGGAATGTGCTCCAACGTCAGCCCACAGCACGCCGAGACCTCGCCGTACGGCGTGACGACAATGTTGCTGTGAATCTGTTCGCATGGTGTGGCACGTCGTCCCGTTGTAAGCGCGTGGTCTCGCTCCTCGCCAGTGGCCTTGAACGACATCCAACTATTGGATTGGACAATCACTCCCCTTGATCGGAGGGTCGTCAAGGTTGGGTCTTTCATAAGCGCTGCCAGTTTTGCGCTGTCGGCGGTGTCAGCTTCGACCGTCACCAAAGTAAGTACACCAGCATTAAATGCCGCCTCCACTGCGTTGACGACTGATTCCTGTGGAACCCACTCTTGGTGGTCCTTGCCGGTGCTGATGTTTAACTCGCACAAGCCTGCGCCGGCTAACTTGTCAGCCAAGCGCTTGGCCGTGGTCTTCGTTTTTCCCCAAGAGCCATTGGAGACGATACGCGTGACCAAACCCAGAGAGGTAGCCTCGGCGATGACGGCAATCAGGTCATCTTTGAGCAAGGTCGCTTCGCCGCCCGTGAACACCACGACACGCAGCGACTTAAAGCGATTCTTTACATCGTGAAGTGCCCGAATCATCTCGTCACGACTAAGTCGTCCTTTGACCTTGGGGCTGCTTTCAAAACAGCACTGCGTGCAGGCTGCAGTGCATCGGTACGTGGTGATGAAAGTAAGGGTTTTCGGCAACAACGTTGTGCACAGGTCCATCTGGATTCTCCGTTTTTTTCCCGGTCGGGCTGTCCGCATAGCTCTTTTCATTAGCTGCGCAGGTTCAGTCGATCGACTCCGACACGAAAAGATAATTGACCAGGAGCCCTATTTTCAGCAGATTTTAGAGTTTCTGGTGCGCTGTTCTTATTGCGATCTGCTTGTCATTCTCCTAGTCGCACGACGTCGATGACCAAGGCTAAACGTCCTTCGTCTAGCTGACCATCAGAGAATTCCTACATGTGCTGGGGGATAGGTCGCTGTGAAAGGGAACGGGACCGTAAGAAAATTTATCTGTAGAAGTAGCGATGCTAGTATGGATGCCGCACGTTGATATACACGAAGGTTCAAGGTGTGCTCTCCAACACAAGCGAAGTAGTGAAACCGCTTGAGCCGTTGATGGCGTGGGTGGTCTTTGCAATCAGCCAGCGCTGCCTATCAATCTCCGGCCTGAAGCCGCTCACCGTGACGATATGCTCTGGGAACAGATCCGCTCGCCCGATCGCCAGCGTGTAGTCGAACTTCGCCACGCCACGCTTCACCCGCTCCAGCTCCGCGTGCGCGTGCTGGCGTGCAGTTGCCTCATCGGCATACGACTCGCGCAGGCGCTTGGCGTTGTCGTCTGTGCCAACCAGCACCGACTGCCGCCGCGCCTTGCCCTTGTCCACCCAGTACGCGCGCACGCCGGTGTAGGCATCGCGGTCGGCTACGGAGTAGCGGTGTTGATCGCCATCACGCCGCGTCAGGGTGACAGTCGGCAGCGGTTTGCCGGTCGCCGTGGTGCCGGCGCCGATCGGAGCAAACACCAATGCACCTGCCTTCACTGTGGCGACCGCATCGAAGCGCTGCCCCAGGCGAGTGAGCAGATTCATGTCGCTCTCGTTGGCCTGGTCGAGATGCGGCAACTTGGTGCGCGCCAGTACCTCGGCCACGCGCGGGGTCAGTCCATGCTCGCCGGCGAGCGTGTTGAGCACTGCACCCAGCGTGGTGTTGTGCCAGCTGCGCTCTCGTCGTGTGCGCATGTCGGCAGTCAGATCTGCGCTGCGCGCGCGCACGGTGATGATGTCAGGTGCGCCGCTGTACTCCACCTCGTCCACGATGAAGGTGCCTTTGTCGACCAGGCCGGTGGCTTTCCAGCCCAGTGCAACCGCTAGGCGCACTCCGCGTTTGGGCAGCGCCATCTTGCCGTCGTGGTCGTGGATGCGCAGATCCAGTTGATCGGCTTCGCCGCCACGGCATTCGGTGAGGGTGAGATCGAGCAGACGCGGTGCGATGCGCTCGGTGAGGTCGGTGCCATCCAGCACGACGCGCCACTGCGGAATCGGGTAGTTCATGCGGCGGTCGCCTCCGGCGCAACGTCGTCTGCACGGCGCAGGCTCAGTTGGAACTCGACCCGGCGTGGCGTGCCATCCGGGAAGAACAGCGAGGCCGTCTCATTGACCGACAGCAGCACATACGGCCCGTAGACCAAGCCTGTCCCATCCACCAGCGGCAACGGCTCGCCGGCGGCAGCTAGCGTGCGCAACGTGTCCAGCGAGGTCCGCGTGCCCGTCAGGTCCGGCGCGATCAGACCCGACAGCTCGATGGTCTCATCGCCTGGGCCCAGGAACTGGCTGGCCGCTCGCGCACCGACGCGCTCGCTGGTGGGGTGGCGCCAACTCATTTGCCGCTGCAGCTGCAGATAGGCGGCGCTATCGAGGGCAAACACAAACGTGCCGTAGGACATCATCATCGGGGTGGATCCTCAGTCGTCGCGTAGGCTGGAACGGCGGGTGGCCACTGCGCGCCGTTCGCGCTCTTCGATCTGGCGTGCGACTTCGCGCGCCAGTGCGGTTGAATCCATGCCGGGTGCGGCATGGACGTGGATGACGTAGCTGTTACCGCCTGCAGGCGCGCTGGCGGCGCTGGGCGCGCGGGCAGGGGCCGACAGCGGTGCCCGGCTGTCTATCGCCGCCACGGGCGGTGTGGCCGTCGCCAAGGCCAGGCCGGCGCCCACCGCACGCATCCGGTTGCCAAGTGCCATGACGGCCTGCACAGGGGCGCCCTGGCCGCGCTGCAGGCCCACGGTCAGGCCTTGCATGGTGAAGTCGCCCAACTGGGCGAACACGCGCGAGGGGCTGTGGATGCCCAGCAAGCCCTTGAAGCGGTCGACCACGCCGGTGCCGACGCTGGCGATCGCATTACTGGCGGCGCCGAGCTTGGAGCGGATGCCTTGAACAAGGCCGTTGATCATGTCCGCACCAGCCTGCAGCATCCTGGCCGGCCAGTTGGCCATCTGCAGGTTGATGCCGGCCCACAGCTGCAGCAGCCCCTGGCGGATGCGATCGCCGTTGCCGGTGAACACGCCCACGATCAGCGACCACGTGCCCTGGACGGTTTGCCACACGCCGCCGAGGATCTGCTTGATCACCGGCAGCACGGACGGGAACGGCTGGAGCAAGCCGCTGATCATGTCCGCGCCGGTCTGCAGCATCCTGGCCGGCCAGTCCGCCAACTGCAGGTTGATGCCGGCCCACAGCTGCAGCAGTCCCTGGCGGATGCGATCGCCATTGCCTGTGAACACGCCCACGATCGGCGACCAGGCGCCCTGGACCGTTTGCCATACGTCGCCGAGGATTTGCTTGATCACCGGAAGTACAGAGGCGAATGGCTTGATCAAGCCGCTGGTCATGTCGGCGCCGGCCTGCAGCATCCTGGCTGGCCAGTTGGCCAGCTGCAGGTTGATGCCGTTCCACAGCTGCAGCAGCCCTCGGCGGATGCGATCGCCGTTGCCGGTGAACCCGCCCACGATCAGCGACCAAGCGCCCTGGACCGTTTGCCAGACGCCGCCGAGGATCTGCTTGATCACCGGAAGTACAGAGGCGAACGGCTTGATCAATCCGCTGGTCATGTCGGCGCCGGCCTGCAGCATCCTGGCCGGCCAGTTGGCCAGCTGCAGGTTGATGCCGGCCCACAGCTGCAGCAGCCCCTGGCGGATGCGATCACCGTTACCGGTGAACACGCCTACGATCAGCGACCAGGTGCCCTGGACCGCTTGCCAGACCCCGCCGAGGATCTGCTTGACCACCGGCAGCACGAACACAAAGGCCTGCACCAGCCAGCCGATCGCCTTGACCGCCAGCTGCAGCTGGGTGACCAGCACCGCGCCCAGGATCTGCCCGAACCCGCGACCGGCCTGAGTTGCACCGTGCAACTGCGCGGTCGTGGCCTCGAACGGCATCAGCAGCTGCTTGACCCACGTCCAGGCCTGGCCCATCGCTGCTGCCACGGTGTCCCACACCGGCGCCAGGGGCGCGAGTGCCGCCTGCAGCTCGGCCAGCACCGGTGCGGCCACATCGACGATGCCTTGCCACACCCCGATGGCGAACGCCTTGATCGGCCCCCAGTACTTCCACACCAGCAGCGCCACCGCAGCGACGGCGGCGCCGATTGCCACCACCGGCAGGCTGACCCCGCCGAGCAGCGGCAGCAGCAGGCGCGCGCCATTGGCGAGCATGGGCAGCACGCGGCCGCCGAACGCCAGCCCCTGACGCACCAGCGCACCAAAGCCGCCACCACCCGACAGCAGCGCCACGGCGCTGTGGATCTGCGAAAACGCCATCGCGGCCACCCCACCGGTCACCAGCAAGCCGCCTAGGATCGTGACCAGCGCGGCGCCGGCGATCGCCGTCTTGGCGATCGCACCCACCAGCACCGGATTGGCGCGGATCCACGTCGTGACCTGGCCGACCACCGCAGCCGTGCGCTCGGTCAGTGCCTTGAACTGTGGCAGCAGCGCCTGGCCGATCGATTGCGACACCACCACGGCGGTGTTCTTCAGCAGCTGCAGCGAGTTGGCCGAGGTGGCCACCCGCGATGCGTACTCGGCCGACATCGAGCCGCCATAGCGCTGCGCGTCGGCGACCTTGGCGAAGTTGCCCTGCAGCAGCTCCAGATTGGTCAGCAGTGGCGCGATCGCGCCGATCGACTCGCGGCCAAACAGCTGCGTCATCGTTGCGGCCTGCTCGGCTTTGGGCAGTGCGCGCAACTTCTGCAGCACCGACAAGATTGCCCCGCCTGCGTCCTTCTGCATGACCTTGGCCATGGTCGTGGCCTTGATGCCCAGCTTGTCGAAGGCCTCGCGCTGGCTCTTTGTGGCCGACTCACCCGAGGCCAGGGTGAGCAGCATGTTCTTGATGCCGGTGGCCGAGACTTCCGACTCGATGCCCATACCGGCGACGGTGGCGCCCAACGCTGCCAGTGGCCCGCTCTGCAGGCCGGCGACCTCGCCCAGGGCACCAATGCGGTTCACCACCGCGCTGATCTTGTTGACGCTGGCCGGGCCGGTGTTGCCGAGGTAGTTGATCTTGTCGGCCAACACGACGACCTCGTCCTGGCCCATCCGGAAAGCGGTGCGCCAGGTGGCCATGGTTTGGCCGGCTTCCTCGGCGCTGCTGTCGAAAGCCACGCCCATCTTGGCCGCGTCCTCGGCGAAGCGGACCAACTCCTGGCGCGGGATGGCGGCCTGGCCGGCGGCCGCCACGATCTTGGCAATCTCGGCCGGCAGCATCGGCAAACGCATCGAGAGGTTCTCGACATCGCGGCCCATCTGCAGGAACTGCTGCGGCGTCTTGAAGTCCACGACCTTGCGCACGTCAGCCATGGCCGATTCAAACTCCATCGCATCGCTAATCGGCAGCACCGAGGCGCCCAGTGCGCGCTGGCCGGCGAAGGCCATGCCGGCGCCATAGGCGCTCGCCTGCAGGCCAGCGCTCTGGATCCGGGCGGTGCGACGCTGTGCGGCGTCGATCGCCACCAGCCGCTGCTGCTGGGCGCGCATGGCGGCGCTGGTGCTGTCGATCTCGCTGCGCAAACGGCGCTCATGCGTGACCAGCTCGCGGGTGCTGATTCCGGCCGTCTCCAGACGACCACGCAGGCGCTGCAGGCCGGCTTCCTGCGCGCCGTGTGCGGTCTTGAGTTCGCGTGCGGTACGAACGGCGCGCTCAAACTCGGCATTCATGGCAGCGGTGGGCGTGCCGGTGGCCTTGATCTGTTGGGCAAGCGTGCGCACCGATTGGCGCTGCGCATCGAGCGCGGCCTTGGCGCGCTGTGCCAACGCCACCTGTTCGCGATATGCGCCGATGTCGCGGTGCTGGCTGTTGAGTTGACGCAGCGCGTCGCGCTGATTGCGCAGTGCGGTGGCAACGCCACGGCTGCCATTGAGCACGCGGCGGAACGGGCCGGTGGCGCGGTCGACGGCGGCCAGGATGACCTGCAGGCGCAGATTGTCAGAGGCCGCCATTTAGGCGGCCTCGTTCGTTGGGTGGGGCATCATTCGGCTCCGCTTCGCAGGCGGGCACGCTCGCGCCACGCCGTGAGTTCGTGCAGCGACCAGCCGTCCATTTCAGACGGCGGCCAATGGAAAATGGCCGCGATGTCGGCCATCGCATCCTCTACGCAGTCGGGAAATCCGCTTCCCTCTGGGCCTTCGGCAAGAAAAAAACCTGTACCTCCTGGCCTACCGCCAGCAGGTCGGCCGGATCCATCGCATTGACGTCGGCGGTGGTCAACGTGGGCGAGGAAATGCGCGGCAGCAGTGTTGCAAGCGCGGTGACATCCAGCTGTAGCACGTCGGTGAGCTTGAGGCCGCGCAGTTCGCCTGCGCCGGGCTTGCGCACCTTGAGGTCGGTGATGGTCTGCTCGCCGCGCGCGATGGGCTGGTCGAGGGGAATGGCTGGGGAAAAGGTCGGTGTCATCGGAAGGTCTCAGGGCTGAGGCCTGGCGGCGCCAGGCCGGAAGGGTCAGGCGCCGATGGCACGGCGATGCGGGGCAAGCAGATCCACGCCGTTGACGATCTCGATCATGTTCATCAGATCGATCTCAATCACCGTGGAGCCATTGATCATCAGCTTGTAATAGCTGGCGGAGGTCTTGACGGAGAACTCGGTGTCGTCGCCGGACTTACCGGTACCGGGATCAATCTCTTTGTGACGGCCGCGCACCACAAATTCCACGGCATCCACCGCGCCGCTGTCGTCGCGCTGGTAGGCGCCGGCAAAGCGCAGCTGCACGGCGTTGTGCGTGGTGGCGCCGTACTGATTCAGCACGCTGCGCATCATGCCGCCGCACTTCCATTCGAGCTCGATCTTCTCCTGGCCGAAGTCGATGTCGACCGGGCCGTTCATACCGCCGCCGCGATATTCCTCCATCTTTCGGGACAGCGTGGGCAGCTTCACTTCGACCACCTGGCCGAGATAGCTCTCACCGTTGTTGAACAGGTTGAGCGCTTTGAGTTTCTTGGGCAAAGCCATGGGTTTCTCCGGGAATCTAAGGCGGGTGCGTTACGCGTTGACGCGTTCGGCGAAGTCGGCCAGGTAGCTAGTGGTGATCTTCTGGTACAGCTGCAGGTTCTCCAGCGGGGGCACCGGCGTGTAGTCGTAGTCGATGCGCAGCGCGCCATCGGCGAGCGTGGTAGCGCTGTTGACGGTGCCGTCGAACCAGGCGGTGGCATCGATCAGGTAGCCGGATGCCTTCAGGTCGCGGAACTTGGCGTTGATCGTCTCGATGACGTCTTTGACAATCGAGGGATGCATCGGCTTGTCGACGTAGAACGCCACGCCCTCGGCGATGGTGTCGGCCAGCACCTGCGCGGTGCGCGTGGCCGTCTCGAAGGCGAACATGTTGTCCTCCGCGCACGTGCGTGACCCCCAGAAGCGTTGCCCGTTGAAGTTGACCAACGTGGTGATGTCGCCCTCGTTAAGCAAACCAGCATCGGTAGCCGGATCCTGCAGATCCCAATGCACATCCTTGGAGATGCCGGTGACGCCGGCCACAGGCACATTGGATAGGCTCTTATGCCAGCCCTGTTCGGTGTCGATCTTCGCGCGCAGGCCGAGCGCACGTGCAGTGGCATAGGCCGCTGTCGTGGTGCTGGTGGCGGTGTCGAAGGCCAGGAAGTCCGGCCAGATCAACATCAACTCACGATCGCCGAACTGCCCTCGGTAGGTGATGGCATCGGCCACGGTTTCGGCGACCGGCCGCACATAGGCCATTGCCCGCAGCTTCTTGGCGATGGTCGCCAGCGCCTTGGCGACCGGCAGTGTGTCCAGACCAGGCGCCCCCAAGATGCGCGGGCGCACGCCCAGCTGCGCTTGTGCTGCGAGCAGTGCATACAGGCCGGTGTAGCCGCTGGACTCTGCCTTGCCGATGACGTTGGACGAGGTCTTCTCCGCGTCTTCGCCTTCGGCCACGCGCACCACGACTGTTACCGGGTTGGTCTGGTCAGCGATGCCCTGCAGGGTGTCGCGCAAGGTGCCCTTGGTGCCGGCACTGGCGATGGCACCCAGCACGTCGGTGACCAGCACGGCCTTGTTGAGCGGAAAGATCTTCTCGTCCGCATCGGACGCCGTAGCGACCAGGCCGACGATCGCGGTGGAGACAGTGCGGATGACGCGCGTACCTGCGCTGACTTCGATGACGCGAACGCCGTGGTGGTAGGTAGTAGACATAGGTTCCTCGATCAGGAAGAGCGGAAGCGGAGCGGGATGGTCATGCGCGAGCGCGCATTGGCGGGAGCAACGTCGGTGCGTTCGCCATCGATGGTCAGCACGAAGCTGCCAGGCACATCGCCGATGACCAGGTCGACGCGAGTCAGGCGCAGGCGCGGCTCCCAGCGCATCAATGCGGTGGCGGTGGCGCCGTAGAGCAGCGTGCGGGTGGCACCGTTGAACGGCTGGTCGATGAGCTCCGGCAGTAGCGAGCCGAAGTCTCGGCGCTGCTCACGCTTTCCGATGGGCGTGGTGAGGATGCAGGCGATCGATTGGGCCAGGTGCTGCTCGCCCTCGATCACACGGCCGGTGGTGGCATCGACGCCGATCACCGCGGGCCACCGCTGAGCGCGCTGCCGGCGGTCACACCGGTGGTCTTGTGGTTCTTGAGACTGATCCCGCCGCCAATGACATCGGCGGTCGCAGTCGCGGTACCGGTGATGGTGGCATCACCGTTGAGCATCGTCTTGCCGTTGACGGTCAGCGGGCCATTGAGCGTGATACCGCCATCGGCGGTAATGGAGGCGGTGCCGCCGCTGGGTAGCGTGGCCTGCAGCGCATGCGCGTCGGTGTCGTAATGGATCTGCGCGCCATCGGCAAAGCCCAGCACGTGGAGCGTGTCGGATGCTGCAGGCGCTGCGAATTGGTCGGAGTACAAGCCCCGTAGCACTACGCCATCGGCCAGGTCGCCAGCGGGCGACAGCACTACGACTTGTTCGCCGATCGTCGGCGCCGACCAGATGATCGTGCTACCCGCCAGTGTGACCACCCAGGGCAGATAGTCGGTCAGCATCTCCCCGACCTGCACGCGGCATCGCGCGGTGGCGAGATTCACCTCGGCAACGGTGCCGAGGCGAATGGCGTTACTCAATGCGGAGGATGCGTTGCCCATGCAGTCATGGTCGTCGCGCGCGTGCAGGATGACACCGCAGTTGTGCTGTAACTGCGTGATCTACGCGGTGCAGCAGTGCTACAAATTCGCAGGCGGCTCAGGTGCGATGACTTCGCGCTGGGTGAACTGCGCGTCGAAGTAGTACAGCCCATCGTCACGATTGAAGTACATGCCAGGCTCGCACACGGTCTTGTCTTGGAGTGCGCGGAACTCGAAACCGTCAATGGTGAAGGCGCTATCGGAAACGATGATGTTGACCACCACGTCGGTCCCGGCTTGGATCATCGCGTAACGTCCAATCGTCATCTCAGCACCACTCAATAAAAGCGAAGCCGGGGCACCCGGTGGAACCATCCTTGCCAAACGTCGCGGCGGTGGAGCCGTTGGACACGCCGCCCCCACCGCCGCCGCCTGCACCAAAGCCATAGCCTTTACGACTGGCCGATGTCGTTTCGCCAGCACTCCGCCCGCCCGGTCCGCCGCCGCCAAACGCGCAGGAACCACCGGTGCCGGCGGGGCCATAGGGCGAAACCGCGGCGATAGATGCCGAGTCGCCGCCCGCCGGATAGCCATCTCCGCCAGCAGCGCCGCCGACCTGATTGGCGCCCGTCAGCCCGCCGCCGCCGCCCTGGCCTCCGGCCAGGGTGATGAGGTTGCCAATGACCGTTGCGCCCCCCGCACTACCAGCGGCTCCAGATGCACCGTCTGTCCTTGAGCCTGTCCCAGCCGATCCGCCGGCACCGATGACGATGGGATGGCTGACCCCAGGCGTGACCGCAAAACGCACGCGCTGGATGGACTGGCCTGCACCTCCGCCGCCACCGCCGGTCGCGGTGTAGACCCCCGTCCCATTGGACTTCTCGGCGCGCGTTCCGCCGCCGCCGCCGCCACCACCGCCGGCACAGCCGCTGACGTAGATCGCCGTTACTCCTGCCGGAACAACAAAGGTGCCGGACGCCTCAAAGCGCGCACACCCACTGCGGCTATCGATCGCGGCTTTCAATGCGTCCGGTGTGACGGCACGTTGTGGGTCCACGCCTGCAATCGCTTCTGCTCGCGTGGCAAGTTCGACAATGCCTTCCTTCTCG